GTTTATCGTCTCCCGCAACAAGGTTAATCGTATCGTAGTAAGCCATTATTTAACTCCTCCTGGAGGTTGTTCTCAGCATATGACATGCAATGTATTTGTCTTTATTATAACACTAGTTTTTTATACAAATCCTCTATCTGTTAATTTAGTATTTGCATCTAAGTTATCAGGATTAAAAAGTCCTAACATGTTAATTTGTTTAACGCTCTCGTTAAAGCGTAAGTAATAAGTATTGTTTTCAGCTTTTATATCTCCACTAATAGCAACATGCGCTTTATACGCTGTGTAGTTCAGTAGAGCTTCTGTGTATATCTGAGGAAGTTGTAAATTAACTGAGATAGTTTTAGCTAATTTAGGAGATGCAGCATATGTAAGAATCATATCTTTCTTACCATCTATATCCGTACCTTTAATTACTAATTTAGAAGGTTCTTTAAACATTATAGATACATTATTATCTACACCATCTACAATTTTAGTCCTATCATTATTAATAGGAATTTCTACACTATCCTCTGTAAATACACAGCTAATTGCATGTAAGAAATCATCAGATAAGTTAAATTCTTCACCATCCAGTGCAAAATCTAATTCCATATCCTTTTGTATGATATTGAACTTCTTATGTAATTCAATATTAGCTAAGTTAATGAATGAGCGTATTTTATTTCTATTAGTAGTTTGTATAGCTGTAGCTGCTGCAGCTCCTGGAGTCATGTCACCGACATCGGAGATTGATAAATTAGCGATTTCGCCATTAACTAAAAATTCTATATATTCGTAAACTTTCAAGAGGTTTCCCCAAAAATAAATACTTGTGTATTTATCATACCACGTTATTTATCTAGATGGTGGATTTATACAAAATAGGAGCTACCACCTTCTTCAACTTCAGGCTCATCGTCCCAGTATTTACTAAAGGTCTTACCATTCTCATCGCGTTCAACGGATACTTCACTAGGTCTCCATGCATTAAACTCTGACAACATAGAGATATTATCTACTTGGTCATCATGTTTAGACTTAAAACCTTTAACAGTAGCAAGGGAGATCTCAGTCATCATCTCTGCTAATTCCGCTGAGTCTCTTAACTCCTCAGGAAACCATAACTTACCTGACTTAAATAACGGAACCGCAGTTTGCTGAAATCTACTCATCTTATCTTTAGTAGGACGTATACCTATTGAGTTGCTGTTCTTTCCCTTAGATAAAGTAAAGAAAATATTCTTACTCATCATTTCATTCTGTATCCAACTAATAAATCCGCCCTGCTGACCTGTCACCTCTATTCCTACTTCTTGAGGACTATATTTTTGAGCTAATCTAAATAATTCATCGATACTTTCATTCATTAACGCTTTTTTACAAAATCCGTCTGTCCATAGCCACTCACCATTATTTGTATACGCCCACACATTAATAGTACTGAAGTCTGCAGCTTCTCGTGCACTAGTAGCGAAGTCAGTTGTAATATAAAAGTTGTATGCACCTAAATTATTTTTTACATTAGCGTGCTTGTACCAGGTAATGTCACTATCTTTAATTAGACGTTCTTCCTCTGACATAATGCGAAGCATAAGCTCTTGGTTAAAGCTATCTATCTTTCCCGCTGCTCTAGACTTCGTATATTGATTATAAACATAGTCATAATTAAATCTATCCTCCCAAGCACCCTTAAACTCTTCCCTACTTACAGGAAATTCTTCACAGACAGGATAAACGTTAACATACCATGCTCCTGACTCTACTGCCTTATATAGGGGGTCTTTTGCATTAAAAGGCGTACCTGACCAGATAACTTTACGCTTAGCTGGGTGTAACGCGTAGTCAATAGCACTATATACAGTGTTTTCCACACTTTCAATAATAGTGGGCGATCTAGCATCATCATCTGACAGTAAATCATCTAATATAGCTAATTGTGGTCTCGTGTTTAGCTCTACTGTTCCACGAACACCAGTCTTAGCACCATGTCCAGTTACAACAAGCTCCTTACCTTCTTTATTTTTAAAATACCATCTAATATCAGTGAACTTAGCTTTAGATAGATATTTACGCAGGAAAGGGGAATTCTCACACCTGCGTTCCATACGTAAACGCATTTTCTTCACACCATTCTCAATTGAGTCAGAAACATACAGCGCATAGTCTACATTTCCGAATCCAGGGATTGAACCGTATACGGCTAAGTATAGGAAGAGGTATTCTGCCATAATAGTAGTCTTAGCTAGTCCACGTGAACACATATTCACAGTATTTTGCTTAGTACCTGTAATATTATCTAGCATTTGATAATGGATCACAGGAGTCTTGTTTTCTTCTCCCCTTTCTCCATTAACTAACTTAATAAAGCTTACAAACTCTAAAGCAAACTCGCTAGGCACATAAGAAAGATCCGGAGAGTAGCTTATATTGTTCAGCCACTCCTCAACAGTCTTTTTAACTAGCCCAGACATCTAAGATATCTCCGGGGCATCATGTTCAGCTTCAACCAGTAAGTAACTGATTTCCATAGAGATTTGTTCAAACTTATTACGTTGTACAACATCAGTTGACTCATTCATACCATCTTGAGCCATCTTCTTAATAGCTTTAAGTTTTCCTAGACAATCATTCATACAATGAATCATTTAACCTCCTCATATTCAGTTTCAACACTCTTTACACGTTTAGCTATAATATCACTGTGCGCAACTTCCTGTGCACTCATATGTCCCGCTTTTATCATCTTAAGTTGCTGTTGAGCTAAAGCTTTAGTAGTAGCACGTAGATCATCTACAATATCACTACTATAATTTACATCTATTTCAATCTTAGCAGACTCCGGGGCCTTTAATTGTACAATCAAGCACTCAGCTGCTTTCTGTCTAACCGTTTCTGACTTAGCACTTCTCATAAGTTCAGCTTGTGTATTAATAGCTTCCTGATGTATATCCATATTAAGGATATGCACAGGCACAAGAGATTGCTCCATAATCTTATTAACTAAATCACCTCGATTATAAGCAGTTGAATATGCAGCTATATTCTTACCAGTAATACCTTTATCCACCAGGCGTTGGTATCTCTCTGGGAACGTCTTGCTGTAAGCAAGAGTGTTCCCATCCCCCAGTAATTTAAAACTAACAAACTTAACTGCATTAATATAATCCAGAGTTTTGTACTTACCTTCTTGTAGCACAGTTGTGAAACTAAGAACGTTGTTACGGTAATGCTCCCTGAAATCCCCATCCTCAGTATCATTCACCACATCAACCATATCTTGTGTCACATACTTACGCATTCTAGAAGGCAAACCTCCACATAGTTGTGCAATAGTTAGTTTACTTTCGGGGTCTATCTTAGCAATCGCACTAGTTTTCTCAGTTAGTGGCATAAATGTCTCCAGCAGGGTTATATAAGTGAAAGTGTTGTTCAGCTTCCTCAATTATTTCTTTAAGACGGTCTTCATGTTTAGTCTCAAACCATTCAAACTTAGTTCCAATAGGATGAATCTCTTTCAGTAGTACCTCTAGAATCTTCTTCTCTACCTTTACAACATTAGCAAATACATCGCTTACTGCGATAAATGTAGCTGTGTTATAAGGTTTATGTTGATTGTATTCTTTATACCTACGTTTCAGATCACGAGTCATACCTAATTTAATATATTCAGGAAAACTAGAATCTATTAGTAAGTAAATGTACCCTCTTGTAATATCTATCTTTTGAAAGCTAGGATAACTATGATAATCCCCTAACGCCATTTCTGATAAATTATTAGTAATCTTCAGCATCAATACTCTCCTCCTGCTTACCTAACTTATTGTACATAGCATGTAACTTAGGTTTATCTTCTAAAGACCCAGCAAAAAAGTATTCAGGATTTATCATAACACCATGTCGATATTTTTTAAATATTTCTAGATTACGTAAGTGCGTCATACATCGTGAAGTGTAAGGACGATCTAAATCAAGAGTATCTGCAATATCTATTTGCCTGTCGTAACAGACATTACCGTAATGCATGTGTTCTAATAAGTATTTTAAAATACGTATTTCACTTCTATTGACCTCAGTTAAGAAATCAAAGATTCCATTTTCTATTTTCATCATAACGTAGTGTGGAGTATCCATGTGCAGAAGTATAGGGTAGATTGTAGTACCAGTCAAGTCTAATTGAACTAATAATACAATTTACCTAGTAAATACCTTAATTAGTTGTATCCCCAGGTCAACAAGTGTTGACCCCCCCATACAAATTAGGGTATCTGAATCCCGCAGTATATCTAGGATCCCACAATCTTATATCTATAAGGGGGGTTTGGGGGAGCATAGCATCCCCCAGGGGGTAAAGAGTATTATATATAGAGTAAGGGTGACTTCCACCCCCTACCGGGGTTACAGTCACCCAGCTATATTAGGAAATGCTAATGAACAGTACAGATTTTTATAATCTACTTACGAGAGTAGTAACTTACCGTGGGGATGGATGGATTGGAAGGGTACCCCCCCTATGAGTTTATCTTAACTATCTTTATTGTTTTGCCCAAGCGAAGCTTGGGTAGTGGTAGCATTAGGCTACCTAGGTCGTTACTGCCTCTCAGTAATAAAGTTTGGAGGATATCCTTTGGCAAAGTACAACAGTACTGGTCATAGCCTTACATTGAATGACGATACCATCTTTGGTGTTATCATTAATGTGGCAGAGGACTTCGAATTTACTACAGAAGAATTAGTTATTGCAATCCGTAAAGCGGATACAGTATCTATGGCACCTCTAGTAAAGAAGTCTAAGACCAGTGTTATTGCATCGCTCATTAAGTAGCGTTGTATGACATCATCTGAATACGGGTAACCAGTTTCGGTGTGTAATGAGCATGGCAACAGCAATCATAATCTACTAGTCGTGAGACTGTGTAGTACTTTTCTACTATCTTATAAAGGATTAATATATGTTAACTATTTTAAAACCCGACTCTTATACTTCACATGTTATGGCCTATGAATATCACTGGTACCTTGTGCATGAAGGTGTAGGCTCTTCATTGTTGTTCATTAAAAGAACAGCATCAGGACAGCCAGTATTAAGTTACAAAGAGTATTGTTCTATAAACAATCATCTACCCTAAGGGTAGGTGGTTATTTTTTTAAACACTATTTAAAGCAACACTTAACACAGTAGGACGATAGAAACACACTGTAGTAGAATAGTATGTAGTTCTTATTTAATCCACTCGGTACGCATTCACTCTCCCTTCTCTACCTCTCTCTTCCGTGTGTGCGTATTCGTGGTAATGGTATTTATTTTTATAAAGCAAACAAAGGAGAAACTATGCAGATAATTAAATCCATAAGTAAAACAATTAGTAACTTAGCACTATTTATTGAAAACCTTACTAACTTAGGTAATGAACTTGTAGGTGATGAGGGTCTAAAAACTACAGTCAAAGAGTCAATGGGTATGATAAACGATTCAGTTAAACAATCCAGAGTCATGGCTAGCATCGAAGCTCGTGAAGAAATGAAAATCTTCCTAGTAGCACATCCTGAAGAAGTTAAAGTAGAAGTCACTAAGAAATCTAAATAATAACAACAAAGGAGACATCTATGAGTACCTTAGAACTATCAATCTATACAAAG